GTCAAAACTAACTATCCACTTATGTCTACCTTTTTGTGGTGCTTTTACATAGGCGCCCTCATATGCATCACCTTTACGTTGTTTACTCTTTTGAGGAATCACAACTTTTTCCTTCAAGAGATGGTTGTAAATAATACAATCCCACATTCTTGTTTGTGCAAATACATCTGTATAATTACACTTTGACAAATATGCCAGAGAAATAATCATCTCTAAAAGTTTCATCTTCTTTTCAAGACGATCAACTAATAGTACATCTTGAATATTGTATTCAATGAACTTTTGATAATCCGTCCTGTACAATTCATGTAATGTATTTACTTCAGAATAATCAAGTTTAGTCTCACCTAATTCTACATAAGCAATGTGATCTAAACGATAAGACTCTTGATTAGTATAAGTGAATTTCTTATAGGCATCCATGTAATCAATTTCAGACACACCATATATTTCATAAGTCTGAACTTCTCTACCACCCATACCGAAAATCTTTTGTTCTTTAACAAATCCCCACGGCGATAGTTTCTTAACCCATGTTTCATTCAAGATATTACGAATACGATTAACCAAATATGGAGTATCAAATGTTTTGGTATTCCAACCTGTAATTACATGAGGACAATTCTGTTGCCAATACATCACAAACTGCTCTAGTAATTGTCGTTCATCACCACATTTATTGTACGTAATATTGTCTTGACCATTCGTAAATTCAGAACACCCCCAAACTTGAATATCATCATTTATCTTAACTGTGATTGCTGTTACTTCTTCTTGAGCATTTTCGGGATTTGGAAAACCATGTTCTGAACCCACTTCAATATCAAGAAACATTATCTTGAGGTGTTCAAAATTATAATCTACTTGGTCAGGATATGTTTCTGCAATATAAGAATAATTGTAATTAGTATGACCGTAGATCTGCATATTCTGCACACCCTCATACTTCTTCATTGCTTCGCGGGTTTCTTTGATAGTTCCCCATTGAACGGGGCCTACTGGCTCATCTTCAAGAGTTCGCCAATCGGTTTTAGTTGTGGTAGGAATGTATAAAGTGGGTTTAAATTCGTGCTTGTCATCAAAGGGGAATCCATCTTCGATTCCCCGCTCAAAAATGTAATTTCCGAGACATACTACACTAGTATAAAATTTGGACATTTATTTTTTAGGATACCAGAGGTGGCGTGTTACTATATCATAATCACTATTAATTTCATCTAATCTATTATAACACGCCTTTATGTGTTTGTCAACCCATGAGCGCCCGGCAAACGCACCCACCGTAAAAAGGACTTGTAAATAAATTTTAATAATAAATTCGACTAGATAACAAAACCGTTTTTGTAAGTGGTTTTTCCATTTACTACTAATGCTGTTGTTATCTTCTTTCGATTCGTTCCGTCTTTTTTGTATGAACAATGTATCCACCCTGAGTTTGGTTGACCTTTATGATAAAATTCCAGTATGATTTGATCCCAATCTAAATTTTTGGTAATCCATTTTGCAACTTCTGGATTAGCTGTTCCTAATTGCTCAAAATCAACTGCTTCACCATTACAATGTTGAGAGGTTTTGGACCCGCCGACTTTAGTGTTCAAAGTGGGTGATCTGTAGCCGCTATTCACCGTAATGACACCAAACTGTTCTCGCACAGGTTGTAAAATCTTATGTGTTACTACTGTAAGATTAACGAGATGTTCACTTGAGGGATCGTTTGATATTCCAAATCTTTCGGCTGTAGGACTTTTTGTTAATTCTTTCAACCAAAAATTTTTTGATAATTTTACGTTTTCCATTACTTATTTTCCTTCACTTTCATTTTTGGCATTGCACGTGAGCCAAACCAAAAACTGATAATAGCGGCGAACAATCCTTCAGTCTGATCATCCCATACAACATCAAGTGTTGCGTTCAAATCACTACCATTTTTAATTGCTTGATACACTAACGTAATTTTAACACCTATAAATGTTAAGAAAAACACATAGGTTATAAAAGGTCTTACGAATGCTCGTAATGAGTTTATTATTCCTTTTTGTTGACCTAGAGCAGTATCATGTTGTAAAAGTAATTTCTGCTCTTCAAAATCTTTTTTTGTCTCAAATACTTTGATGTCTAAATCTACTCCTTGTTTTTTCGCTTCTAACTGGAGTTTAAATTCTTCTATTTGAGCTTTTTTGTTTTCTTTCTCTTTAAAGAAATCTATTACACTAGGAACTGCTGAACCAGCAAACCCTAATAGACTCCCTAATATTGTAAGCATTATATCCTTTTATAATTATTCACATCCACATTGATTTTCTGCTGTACATTTACAAGATGAACCGCAAGTACAATTTTCACAATTGCAATGTTCGTTATTACACATTTTTTTCTCCTAATGTGAGGTTTTTATTTCTATAATATATAGTGAACTAAAAAGCCCACCAGTATAAAATACTGATGGGCGCATCGAATTAGTTAATCGACTTGATTTTCTTATTTCCAATAGGAATTAAACGTGCTCGTTTTTCCTCTGGAATTACTTTCTCAAGTTCAACTGTTAACATTCCGTTAGTAAGGTCACAACCCTTTACAACAATATCATCTGAAAGAGTGAAAGCCCTTTCAAATGTTCTCTTGGCAATCCCACGATGAACATAATTAGCCTCATCTTCTGTAGATTGCTTAGATCGAATTTGAAGAACGGATTCTTTTAATTCGACTTCAAGATCCTCTTCTGAAAGACCAGCAACGGCCATTTCAATGAAGTACTTGATATCTCCGTCTTTTCGGATGTTGTAGGGAGGAAACCCTTGATTGTTTGTAACGTGTTGCGTGGAAGGTCCAAGCAACCGGTCAAACATTGAATCGAACCCTATTGAAAATCCTAGAGCTCTTTCGAAATCCCCAAAGTTCAAGGGATCGTGTGATGCGCGTAGTACCATAATGCCTCCTTATAAAGCGAGGTTAAAAAAATTCACCCCTCATACGCAGAGCGGGTGACAGTTACGAGGTTTCCACTATGGACAACCTCAATCACGCCATCCTTCACCTTTACATAGATGTTGGAGGCGATGTCGTAAAACAATCCAAATTAACTCAGTAAACGAATCTGCTGTATAAGTACCAGAGCCCTTTACCACTAACTTAAATTCTGTTTTCATTTCACCTTCTTCAATTAACCAACTTTGTTTCATAATAAAAGAAGGGGCACAAGCATCAAGCCAAAGCCCCTTCAGTTTTTATTTTCATAATATAAAATTCACATACTTATATTATAACATAAGTTTTGAATTTGTCAAGTCTCTTTTAGCCTCTATTATAGATGCCCCAAAGAACCCAAACCGCGATTAGACCCATAAGACCTTCTCCACCCAAAGATTTAACTAAGGCGAGAACGTTTCCTACAATATCTAGTCCAATAAAAGGGACTGATGCTGAGCCGGGCCAAAGAATTTGCAAAACCACACCAAGTGCGATTAATGCTATTCCAGCTTCGGTAAGGCTGCGCATCCATCCTACTGCTTTGTCTAACATTTGTACTCCGTTATTAAATTAATGTGACATTGGTAAGTAACTATTACGTACCAGTTGAACCAAAACCACCTTCTCTGTCTGTCTTTTGAGTAGGTGCTTCATCAGACTCATTCAATGTATATTTTTCACATCGAACCAGTTCGCCTTGGCATATTCTGTCTCCATTATAAATTCTCACGGGTACGTTACTGATGTTCGTAACCATTGCATAAATGGGATCGACATAATCGCTGTCAATAATCCCTTCACAATTTGCAAGATAAACTCCCTGTTTGAATGCCAAACCAGATCTTGAATGTAATCGAACTGAAAATCCTACCGGTATATCTGCGATAAGTCCAGTAGGAATCAACATTCTTTCCATATTATTAAGTTGTATAAATGATCTACTACTATTTATATCAAAAGCAATCCGCCGTGGTACTGATTTAGTAGAGATTGCTTGATAATATTCTATTTCTTCACCTTCCAGTAGATTTGCATATAAATCAAAACAAGCGGATTCTTTCGTAGCAAATGCTGGTAATTGTACGGTATCGTTTAATTTGAAGAATTTTAATTTTTCTACATTCATTGGTGATTTTGATGCGGTAGAATCAATCTTCTTTTCTACCTTCTTCTTCGCCGTGCTCATAATTTACTTTCTTACTTCCAATATTATATTTTGCGGTTAGTGCCCATTCATCTTTTTCTTTATATGCAAGAATTTTTAATTGATTTAGGGGAACTACATTAGTAGTTGTTTGATCAGGGGTTACTAATTTAATAAGACCCCATTCTGCCAATAGGTTTGCTATTGTGTTTCTTCTCGCTTGATCATTCTCTGAATAGTTAGTGGGTTTACCATCAAGTGCAAATAATTCTTTAAAATGGACAATATAATATCGTCCCTGTTTATGTAATATATGACAAGATTGAAACAGCGTTTTGTCTTTTCTTGACGCAACCCCAATTCTTGTAAGTGTTTCTCTAATCTTTAAAAAGTCATCTGGTTCTGCTAGAGTACATTCAACCATCTCTTCGATGAGTGCGTTCATTTGATTTCTCCATTCCACCTTTTGCAAGTTTATTCGTAATCTCTTCGATGTTCTCTTTGGTGAGAACTTCTAAAGCCTCTTTTGCTTTTTCATTACCGAAACCAAAATACTCTTTGACTAGTTCTAGATTATCAATTTTGTCTGGCTTCAACCATTTAGACCAACGTTTTCTAGGTCTAATGTTATTTAGCAAATAGTCGAATTGGAGTTTGTTATCAAGAAAATGTAACCTATTCATTTCATTGACTTGTATAACCGTATCTTGAAAAAAACTTAATCCACGATTGATAAGGAACGGAATATAGTCCTTTTCAGTCATAGGATCACCATCTTTCATGATATTTTTATGTTCATTAATGGATTTTATAAATTCAAATGGGCCTACTTTATTTTTCATATTATCAAATTATCTAGCACAGTTTGTGTTATTTTCATATCAAAAATCATGTGATATCGCGATGTATCACCTTTATTATATACAGAATGTGGTTTTCGTTTGTCCATGTACCAATATTCACCCTGCTTCATATAATATGTATTAGTTTCTCCCTGAAGGTCTTGTAGTTCAAAGTATGCTTCAGGATTTGATTGTAGACAATAGTGTATTCTTGCCGTCTTACCAATTTGTATTCCGGCATTCATTTTATCTATTCCTTTATCACTATGGCGTTTTATCGTA